CGGCGGGTCCGTCACGAAGGCGTCGACCCGCCGTACGCGATCTACGGGAGCAGCTCGGGGATCGGGTCGAGCATCGCCGACGACGGCATGGTCCGCCCGATGTTCCTCGACGTCCTCCGGCTCGCTCAGGAAGCCACGCCGGAGTTCGCGCACGTGTACGTGTGCTGCGACTGGCGCAGCTACCCGTCGTGGTGGGAGGTCGCGAAGCGCACGGGGCTCGAGGTGAAGAACTGCATCGTGTGGGACAAGGGCTCGTCCGGGCTCGGCAACAACTGGGCCAACACGCACGAGTTCGCCGCGTTCTTCGTCCACATGCCCCCGACGAAGGCGATGAAGAGTGGCCGGCGGACCGGGATGCGCCCCGTGCACCGCCCGAACGTCGTCCGCCACAACCGGGTCGCGGGGGCCGAGCGGGAACACAACGCCGCGAAGCCCGTGCAGTTCATGGCCGACCTCATCACCGCCGCCACCGACCCCGGCCAGTCGGTGCTCGACCCCTACGCTGGGAGCGGCTCCACCCTGATCGCCGCTGAGAGGGAGGGCCGCCGCGCCTTCCTCGTCGAGCAGGACCCCGCCATGTGCGACGTCATCCGCGCCCGCTACGCCCGCGAGGTGGGGGACGAGTCCCTCGACCCGGGCACCACGAAGGAGCCCTCGTGAACCTCCGCGCCGTGCTCGGCCTCACCGCCGCCGCCGCGTTCGTGGCGACCATCGTCGTCGCGAATCACCTGACCACCCGGTACGGGTTCGTCCCCGTCGGCTTCGGCCTCGAGGCGACCGCCGGCACGTATGCCGCCGGCCTCGCGCTCACCCTGCGCGACGCGGTGCAGGAAACCCTCGGCCGGGTGGCCGTCGTCCTGGCGATCGTCGCCGGCGCGACCGTCTCGTGGTGGGTCGCCCCCGCCTTCGCCGTCGCCTCCGGCGTCGCGTTCCTCGCGTCCGAGCTCTGCGACTTCGCCGTCTACACGCCGCTGCGGGACCGGACCCTCGTCGGCGGCGTCATCGCCTCGAACCTCGTCGGTGCCGTGGTCGACTCCGTGCTCTTCCTCGGCCTCGCCTTCGGGTGGGGGAGCGTCGCCGGTGCGTGGCAGGGTCAGGTGGTGGGGAAGATGTGGGTCACGCTCGCCACCGTCGGCGTGCTCGTGGCCGCCAGGGCGGCGCTCCGCGCCCGCCGGACCCCGCAGCCCGCCTAGTGCTCTACCTCAGCGGCCACGTCCCGACCGTCGCCCGAAGCGACGCGGCCCGCGAGGCGGGCGTCGGCGTGCTGCTCACCCCGATCGGCTGCACCGCCACCCCCCCCGAGGGCTACCCGTGGTGCGCGGACTCCGGGTGCTTCAACCGCAAGACGTACGTGGGCGACGCCGGGTACCTCTCGTGGCTCGCGTCCATGCCCCCCGAGGCGTGCCTCTTCGCCACCGTCCCCGACGTCGTGGGCGACCACGACGCGACCCTCGCCCTGTGGCCCGACCTCAGCCGTCAGATCCGCAAGCTGGGGTACCCCGTCGCCTTCGTCGCGCAGGACGGAGCCACCCCCGCCACCGTCCCGTGGGGGGAGCTTGACGCCCTCTTCGTCGGCGGCTCGACGAAGTGGAAGCTGAGCGAGGACGCCTACGCCCTCATCGCCGCCGCCAAGCTGGCCGGCAAGTGGGTCCACGTCGGCCGCGTCAACTCCCGCCGGCGGCTGCTCGCGATGGCCGCCGCCGGAGCCGACTCATGCGACGGCACGTACATCGCCTTCGGCCCCGATCAGAACCTCCCCGACGTCATCGGGTGGCTCGACCACCACCACCGCACCCCCACCCTGCTCGACCATGCCACCCGCTAAGCGCAAGCCCGCAGCCCGCAAGATGGGCCGACCCTCCGCCCTCGCCTACGCCCCCGAGGTGGGCGACGCGATCGTCCAGAACGTCCTCGCAGGCGTCCCCCTCGCCATCGCCGCCCGCGCCGCCGGCATCCCCGTCGCCACCGTCAAGTCGTGGATCACGAGGGGGGCGAGCGGCTCAGCCCGCGACCGCGTGTTCGCCGACTTTGCAACCCGGGTTGCGGATGCGCGCGCGAAGGCGGCGGTCTCGAACATCGTCGAGCTGCGCGCCGCGTCGCGGGGCGGGCAGGTCATCGAAGAGACGACGGAGGTGGTCGAGACGGTGAACGCCCGGGGGGAGGTGGTGGAGCGCCGCACCGTCACGAAGCAGCGGCGGCAACGGCCGGACTGGCGGGGGAACGCGTTCTGGCTCGAGCGCCAGTTGCCGGAGGACTTCGCCCGCGTCGACCGGCATGAGCTGACGGGGAAGGATGGGGGGCCGGTGCTGCTCGGCCTCGGGGACGTGTACCGCGACCCGAAGGCCCGCCGCCTCGCGTTGCAGCTCGCCGACCTGGCGATCGAGTCCGGCGCGCTCGACGGGTCGAACGGGGCCGGTGAGGTGATCGACGGGGAGTGGGAGCCGGCCGACCCGACCGGCCGTTGACCACCTCAGCGGACGCGCGGCGCGCCAGGGCGGAGCGCATCCCCCCGGCGATCGCCACCCCCCGCGCGTTCATGCACGCCGCCACCGGCGGACGGCTCAGCGGCCGGCCCGCCCACCTCCGGGTCCTCGACGCCCTCATGCTCAGGGCCTCAGCCGAGAAGGTCCGTGCCGTCGTCACGATCCCCGTGCGGATGGGGAAGAGTGAACTGATCAGCGTGCACACGCCGGCGTGGTACGTCGGGACCTTCCCCGACCGGCGGTTCATGCTCGGCGGCCACACGGCGGAGCTCGCGAACGCCTTCGGCGGCCGAGCCCGCGAGCTGCTCGAGGTCCACGGCCCCGAGGCGTGGGGGGTGAACGTGGACCGCGCGAGCCGCGCGAAGGGCCGGTGGGACGTGCAGGGACACGCCGGCGGGTTCTTCGGCGCAGGCGTCGGCGGCGGGTTCACCGGCCGAGGCGCGCACATGCTCGTGATCGACGACCCCCTGAAGAACCGGGAGCAGGCGTTCAGCCCCGACGCCCGCGAGGCTCAGTGGGAGTGGCTGCGGTCGACCGCCCTCTCCCGCCTCGAGCCGGGTGGGTCCGCCGTGATCGTGATGGCGCGGTGGCACTTCGACGACCTCGCCGGCCGCGCCGTGCGGGAGGGGTGGGAAGAGATCCGCATCCCCGCCCTGTGCGAAGACCCGGCGACGGACCCCCTTGGCCGTGGCTTCGAGCCGTGCCCCGTGTGCCTCGCGACCGGCACGACTCAGGAGGGCAACGCCTTCGGGCAGGTCCCCGGCGAGGCCTGTTTCTACTGCGAGGGCTCGGGGGAGGTGGGCGCGCCCCTGTGGCCCGAGCGGATGGGCCACTTCGAGCTCGCCCAGCGGCGGCTTGACTCCGGCGGCTACTGGTGGCTCGCCCTCTACCAGCAGCGCCCCCCGAAAGAGATCGGGGCGGTGTTCAAGTCGGAGCACTTCCGCTACTTCCACGAGACGGACACGGCGTACGTGCTCGGGGCCGGCGAGTCGGCGAAGGTGGTCGCGAAGCACCGGGTCCGGCGCTTCACCTACGCCGACCTGGCGGCGAGCACGAAGACCCGGGCCGACTGGACCGTGTTCCTCACCGTCGGCCTCACCCCCGACCGGGAGCTGCTCGTCCTCGACGTCGCCCGCAAGCGCGCCGAGGGGGCGGACAAGCTGGCGCTCATGCGGCGCACCCGCGAGCGGATGGACCCCGTGGCTTTCAAGGTGGAGGACGCGACGTACGGGCTGGACCTCATCGCCGACGCCCGCCGCGAGGGCCTCCCCGTCGGAGCCGTCCACGCCGACGCCGACAAGCTGGCGCGCGCGATCAGGGCGGCGGTGCTCTACGAGGCCGGCCGGATCTACCACCCGGCGAAGGAGGCCCCGTGGCTCGGAGCCTTCGAGTCCGAGCTGCTGGAGTTCGACAGTGGCGAGCACGACGATCAGGTGGACACGATCGCCTACGCCGCGAGCGACGCCGCCGGTTCGAGGCCCGCCAGGACGAGCGCCCCGAAGGGTCGGCTGACCGGCCGGCAGGGCCGCGGGCCCATGAGCCGGCGGGTTACGTGACGACCGCCACGCCTTGTAGCCTGCCCCTACACGACCACGCCGAGGGAGAGGACCCGATGGCCGAC